TGCCGTTGCTCTTATCGCCAATCAGGATGAAGGCTTTGCCAAGTTCGTTGCGGCGGTACATACAATAGCCCACCATTTCTTCCAGCAAGGCCCGAACTTCAGGATCATCACAGGCCAGCCGGTTCAAGGTATGATCCAACAGATCATCATGGGCGGCGGGGTTGTACGGCCACGGGATTTTGTTTGTAATGACCACATCCGGGGTGAACTCTTTGAAGGAACCATCCCGGATATTGTAAAGGCCGTTGCTGAAAGCAATGATATTCGGGTTGGTGGCCTTGGTGTTTTCCTCAATCATGATTTCCAGATAGGACAGGACTTCCGAACGCCACGCCCGTTTCAAGTTGCTGATCAGCTTGATCATGGCCCCTTCAATCTCACCGGCACCGGAAACATAGATACCATCCTTGTAAATGTGAAGCTGGTTATTGATCTTCACAATATGGTTGTTGTTCTTTAGGTAGGTGGCGAACTTATCAAACAGGAAGGTTTTATCCCGGAAGAAGGATGTTTTCTTGAAGGCATCATCCCGAAGGATCACATCAAGTTCCTTGTCGGAAAGGGGCTTCTTCAGCACATAACGGTTAATCAGCCTGATACATTCACGGGATTCTTCCTTGGTAAAATCGTCACTCTGAAGGGTCAGAATGTAGTTGAACAGGGTTTGGTTCCGCCCATCACCTTCACCAAGGTTCGGGAAATCATAGTTGCTTTTCACCGGGGTCAGCCACTTGGGAAGTTCCTGAATCTCCCCTTCAGGGAAGTCATACAGAATGGGCCGTTCCACGCCACCGGACTTCAAGATTTCATAGCTGTTATTGGCTCCAACCTTTCCATCCGTGGTGATACCCACGGCCAAGGTGCATTTCGTCCAGCTTTTTTTAACACCACAGTTCTTGAACAAGAAGTGTTTTCCCCGTGTGGTGGCGTACACTCTGCACTTCAGTTCTAAATCCTGAACAATTCTGAACAAAAGTTCAGATGTTTCCGCATCGTCCACATCAATCAGGATGGTTTCTTCCCCAAGAATACCGGCGTATTCATCAAGGTTTTGGACTTCAGAACGGGTTTTCAGTTTTTCAACGCCTTTGAACTTTTCAAGGCATTGTTTGTTTCTGGTAGGCACATAGCCCCTAAACAGTTCCATGCTTCAACGCTCCCCCCCCCCGAAAGGTTTTATTGTTCATCGCTCCACCCCGAAATCTTTCAACCGATCCCAAGCAACATCAATGTAATATTGCTTGTCCAGTTCATCCGGGATAGGAAGGTTGGTCACATCATCATTGATGAAGAAACAATGATCCGGGGTGTTGCCGAACTTTTCAGGGTTCTTTTCCCGGCCCTTGACGATTTTCCCGGAAACCTTGAAGATTCCGCCCTTGCTCTGATCTTTGGAAGCGAACACCCGGAAGGTTTTATCCGTCTGAACCTCACCACCGCTGAAGCGGGTAATTTTCTTGGAACGGCCTTTTTCATCCCTGATCTTGGCTTCCGTAATCACCGGGGAATAAAGGGCATATTTGTACTTGCTGGACACCTTCACAACCTTCTGAAAATCTCGAAGATCGGAACATTCCATGATGGTTGTTTCCGGGCTGATCCCCTGAAGGAAATAGTTCACAATGGCCCGGTTGACAATGGGAAGGTCATAATCCAGATCAGACAGCTTTTTGACATAGGCTCCCTTGCACTTCCAGCGGGGTTTCCCTTTTTCGTCACGAAGCGGCCCGGAAGGAACAATGATGTAATTGTTCACATCCTTCTGATACACCTTTTGAAATTCATCAAATTCAAGGCGCATCCCGGTTCTTTGCTCCCACTCCCAACACAGATCGTCCAGCATTTCAAAATCTTCATACCGGCGAAGTTTGACCAAAATACCATCCGTGTTGCTCTGGATGATTTCACAATGATCTTCCAGCCGTTCAATCAAATCCAGAAGAAGAAGCTGACCGCCCACACAAACATTGTTGGCTTGCCGAGGATCATACATGGCATTGTGCTTATCCTTCATAGCGCCATAGGTGCTGTTCAGAACAATCTTGTAAGGCTGTTGCATGGGGTTCTTCTCCGCCTTCAGCTTCAAGCGGGTGTGATAGATTTCCGCATACTTGGAAGGATCGTGAACATTACGGGAAAGCCACTTATAAACCAGCATCAAAGACGGGTAATAGGAAGCCACATCCACATTGACAAACCAACCTTCCCCGTGATATTTGGGAATGGCCCCATGAAGGCCACCCCAAGCGAACACATGGGGAACCCCGGCCACATCCAGTTCAAGGGTTTTGGAATAATCACGGTTCAAGGGATTCTTGTACCAATTCAAAACTTCCGTGTATTTTTCGATCCGCAAGCTGGGCGGGAACTCAATTTCAAATTCATCATTGTGTTCCCTTTGAACGGCCCCAAGGATTTTGGCGGAAAGCTGTGCTTTGGTGCGGCCAATGTCAGAAATGGGAAGGTGAAACGCCTTCACAAGTGACATTTGGGCATCAAATTCATCTTCCTTCCGCCGTAACCACACTTCCACCGTCTGTTCCACATCATGGCGGCAATACTTGACCGTTTCGGCCAATTCTGCTTCAGTCAAAGGCCGGTCAATGTCGAAGGGAACAGAAGTTTCTTTGATGGAATGGCCCATGAACGCTTCCAGCGCCTTCAGGCTGATTGGCGGGTTCGGCATCACATCATAATTGATCAGCGGGTATTCCCTGAACAGGCTTGAATATCTGTAACCGGGTTTGTCCTCTGCAATGATCCAATCATTCACAGGCTTTGGATCAAACCCACACAGAATGGCCTTCAGGATGTACTGATCATAGTTCCGGGAATTGTAACCGGCCCAAATCACACCCTTGTGTTCCTCATAGAAGCGTTTCAGCTTGTCGGGATCGTTGATAATCACGGTTTCTTTTCGGGCGTTCAGGTCGATCAGGACAACCAGCCAGTCATACCGGAAAACCTCAAAATCATAGAAGATCATCAACTCACATCCTTTCAGCTTTTGTGAAATCGGTCAGCGTTTCCGCCTTATCAGCCCCGCCACGGGAAGGCTTTCACTTGGGGCCATTCCGGGGCTTTCGCCCCGGCTTGAAAGTGAACTTTCAAAAATGGTTCGTGTCCTAAAAGACACTTCCATTGTAAAAAAATTTTGGGTCAGTTTTCAACCTCGAAAACTTCTTCAACGGTGATGGAATTGAAGCGGGAATCATCGTAGTCCACCGCATATTCCAAGTTTCCATCAATGGCTTCCGCCACATCAAGAACAAGCTGGGAAAACTGCTTGTAGCTGGTGAAGCTGACAGGAACACCGGAATCCAGCTTTTCGAGGAAGCCCATAGCGGAAGCGATCATGTTCTTGTCATTCTTGGTGCCGTAAAGGACACGGTTCATGAAAAGGCGCTGGTTCTTGAACTCACCGGACAGGATTTTGAAGGACACGGCCAGCATGGGGCGGTTGGGATCGGCCTTGGTGCCTTTGATCTCCATGCTTTCCAGCTTCACTTCATACTTGCCAGCGGGAATGGTGGGGAAATCACCGCCGCCGTTCTTCTTGGCATCCTCCACATCAGCCTGAAGGCCCTTCAGATCAACAGAACGATCAATCTTGTCAAAATCAATAGCCATAGTTTTTTTACCTCCAAAAATGTTGTTATGTTCAAATGGTTTTGAGAATATCAGCCAACCCATGAAACAGGCCGTTCACAAGTTCAGCGGTTCCCTTGGCCCGGTTCATAGCGTCAACTTCTTCTTTCGTAGGGGAAAAACCACCATCAGGAATGAACAGATCATCAGGAAGAACGGTGTTCAGCAGATGATCAAGGGCCGCATCCGCCATCACATCACAAAAATCTTCATGATGTTCAGCGTAATTCCGAATGGCGATCTTGGCGGCGGAACGATGAAGTTCGATCAGGGCTTCACCATCAGCACCGGGCGAGGGGGGGATCAGGTTGGCGCACACCTGAATCTTGCGGAACAGGCCACGCTTGTTCATTTCCTCTTTGAAATGGTTCAGGGCATCGTTTTTCATTTTGAGTTCCTCCTTATATTTGGTTGGAAATTATCTTTCCAATTTCCCTTACTGCATGGGCGATCTTCTCACGGTTTATCCGTTTTTCTTGAAGAACACCCGTGATAACTGCGGCTTCCGTCTGAATGTCCTGAAAGGCTCTGTGATTGCTTTCAAGGTCAGCTTCATAGGAAGCAAGGTCTGTGTTCTCACCGGCCTTGGCCGATCTGACTTCTTCATCAGCCTTTTCAGCGTATTCCCGGAAATACTTGGCCGCTTCATAGCCCATGTGTTTTTCAACCAGATATTCAAAATCACGGGCCTTGAAGATGGTTTCAGGCTTCCCGGCAATCATCAGCACATCAGCCATTATTCTTCACGCTTCTTCCGGGTACGGCGGGGCGGGTTAGCATCCGTCTTGGGTGCGGGTTCGGTGTCCTTGGGACGATCCCACAGGGGGGGGCAAGCATCAGGGCCGCCTTCCTTGTGGCAACAGTGGCCGGCATCAATGTTGGGGCAAAGGGGGATTTCACCCTTGCTGTCGTTGAACTGCTTGAAGATCCGTTCCCCATCAGGGCATTTGGGCAAGGCTTTCGGCTCCGTCTGCCCCATAGGGTCGGAATCATCTGCTTCACCGCCGCCCGGTGTCCATGTACCATCAGGATCGCCAGCCGCCGCCCGTTCAGCATCTTCCACATCTTCAGGATTAGGGGCCGGGGTTTCTTCCTCTTTGGGCTTTCTGCCCCGTCTGGTGGGCTTCTGTTCGCCGCTGTCACCCGTTTCCGGTGCGGGGGTAGCTGGGGTATTGCCGCCGTGCTTCATGGCTCCTGCGGCCTTCTGGTTGGCTTCCTCGTAGACTTCACAGAAGGCTTCATAATCCAGCGGGATTTCCTTGTTGTGGACAGTTAGCCGCCCACCGCCAAAGATCACTTCCGAAGCCTTGAAGGAAAGAACCCGGTCATCATCGTCCGCCACGATACGGGCCACCAGATCAACCATACCGGCCACCTTGTTTGCCACCTTATCTTGAAGGTTCGGCTTGATGGAACTGATCTTATCGCCGCCCTTGCGGGTCAGGTCACGGCTTCTGTCCTCATGGCTGATCAGGATGATGTTTTCATAGTCCAGATTCACAAGCCGCTTCAGGGTGTTCAGGAACTCACTTCTGACCATATCCCACGCACGGAAGGAATCATCAGATTCATGCTTCCAGCCCTGACGGTCACAGATGTAAACCCGGCACGATTCATAAACATCTTCCAGAAGGTCAACCACGATGGTTCGGAAATCGTTCTGTTTCTTTTCCAGTTCGGCCACGGCATCCATGAACACTTCATAGGCCAACTTGCGCTTGGTGATACGGCCTTCCACCGTAACGGTGTCACGAATGGCGATATAGGGGGCATCCACAAACTTGATGTTGCCATCCGTGTTCAACATCAGGGGATCGGGGAACTGATTGGCAAAGAAGGTTTTGCCGCTGAAGGGTGCGCCGTAAAGCCACACAACCTTCTTCTTGGTGGCGTTCAGATCACGGCGTTCATTCTTGGGAAGTAACATATAATTCCATCCTTTCTGACAATATTCTTCATACTCACACCATCCACAAAAATGGTTTGGGTTCTTGGGAAAGTCTGTGGCTTCAACCATGTGCTTCACATCGGTCAGGAAGTCCACAATCTTCATGGGGTTGTACTGAACCGGCATCAGCGTTGGTTCAGCATCTTTCAAGGCCGCTTGCAAGCGGTCACGGAATTGGGAAAGGGTTTCGGTGCTTTTCTGCCTGATCTTGGGCTTGGGAACAATCAGGAAATACATATTTCTGATCCGGTGGCCGGGATGGGTCAGTTCATACCAATACTTGTATTCGTGAAGCTGACCGGAAACGGCGTAGTTCTTGGCGTTGTTGGAATACTTGAAATCGTACAGATCAAACAAGGTTTCATTGGTTCTGGAATCCCAACCACAGGGACACAGGTAATCCATAAAGCCGATGAAATCGCCGTTCCCAATGGGCAATTCAAAGGAACCACCGGGCGGCAACATGGCCTTTGCCTTGGGGATCATTGCTTCCAGCTTCATCATTTCATGAATGTGATCATCCGTCAGAACCGGGAAGCTGTTCTTGTAGAAGTCAAGGGCTTGTTCAACCCCTTCTTCAATGCCGGTGTGAAGGGCGGTGCCAAGGATCAGGGCGTTGTCTGCGTCCGTGTTTGGGATCGTATCTATCCCTTCCACATATCGCAAGCGGTATTTGTATGGGCATCTATCAAAGACTTCAACCCGGCTGTGGGAAACTCGCATTGTTTCACCCCTTTCACAATAGTCTTGAAGGCTTCAAAGCCTTCCGGGTAAAGGATGAACCCGAACCCCTGTGAACCGTTGATTTGGGCCAAGTTACGCTTCTGAAGCACAGATGGGGTTCCATCGGTGGCCTTCAGCTCCACTTCAAGGGCAATGCCCTTCACGGTGATCCGCATATCGGGAAGGCCGCTTTTCACATACCGGCTTCCACCCCAACGCTTTTCATAGAAGCCACAGGGCGGGGCGCTCATGTGGTCAACAGGTTCACCCAAGGGATATATCCCTTCAGCTTCCAGCCATTCCTTCAGGCGATTTTCAAAGTTTTTTTCACCGGCCATCGGCTCACCCCTCCAACATCTGAATCAGGCTGTGAATACCTCTGACTTGGGTGAAGCCCTGAATTTTACCCGTTCCAGCGTAGAATTGGAACAGTTTATCATCAGACTTCCGCCAACAATGGAAATGTCCGGTTTGCTCATTCTTCAGTTGGTATTCAATGCCGTGGGCTTCAAACTGCTGAATGGCATAGGCGATCCGGTCGGGGTTCTTTGCAACCCGTTCTGAATGAACCTGTTTGGCATGATTTTTCAGGGCATCCCACACTTCATCCCTTGCCATCGGCCCCACCGTCCATTTCATAATGTTCAAAGGTTGCCACACTTGCCATAGCCGAAAACAGATCGGAATAATACTGAACAGCGGAATCACGGTCAATATTGTGTTTATCAGCCGCCGCAATCAGTTCATGAATGGTGTCACCAACAATGCGGGTCATTTCACTTACCCAAGCGTCAGCTTCTTTCGGGGTCAAACCTTCCATTACTGCCCACCGCCTTTCAGGGTGATCTTTACATAACCGGCCTTGGCGGTGGTCTTGGAACACTCGGAAGCAATGTCCGGGTATTTCTTCTTCAGCTTGGTGGAATCAATGCTGGTGGCATTGGTGGGCTTCACAAGGGTAAGGTTCAGAACATCGGATTCAAACTTATCCACGCCGAACTTCACCATTGCTTCATACAGCTTGGCCTTCATTTCCTTTTCCTGATCCTCAATGGCCTTCTTGTGGGCGGTCAGGGAAGCAATGGCGTTCAAGGTGGCAAGCTGGGTGTTCTTGAACTCCTGAAGGGCCGTTTCTTCATCGAAGGTGGCTTCTCCACAGGCGTTCGGGTTTTCCTGACAGGAATCAGGACAAGTGTGGAAATCCGGGCATTTGTGGCAACACCCATCAAATTTTCCACGGGGACAAGCATTTTCACATTTGATCATTTTTCGGGTTCTCCTTTCAGATAAACATTCAACTGCTTCAGGCCGAAGGCGGAAGCGGCTTCATGATTGTCAAAATAAATGTCGATCTGGTTTTCACCGTATTTATCAATCACCCATTGGGCGGGGCGATCCTGAACGATGTATTCACCCAAGCCTTCCACTTCTACCACGGTTCCCAAGGGAAGCGGGGAAGCACAGGAAACACCAGCCTTCAGTTCCACACCAGCGGCACCATACACAATGCCATTGGGCCGGTTCTTGGCCCATTCGCCGCAACACTTTTCACAGGAACAATAGGCGGTAATTCTGAAACTGCCCAACAGCACAGGTTCAGGTTCAGCGGGTTCTTCCACCAGCGGGGGTTCCACCGGCTCCAAGGCCACATCCGGGATCACGGTGGTAAGCTGATCCGGTTCAATGGGGGCATCCGGGGCCTTGCTGTTGACAGCAGAACAGCGCCCAAATACAAACCCCATTGCAAGGCCCATCAGAAGGGCCACAAGGAACATCCGCCTGAACCGCTGGTTAAGGGCTTTGCGGCGCTGTTGCCGCTTGCTCATACTTTCTGAATAGTTCATCGGTATAGTCCTTTCTCATTTCCAAAGTGGAAAGAATATCTTCTTCAACCGTTCCCGGACAGATCATCAGGTAATAGAAACAGGGCCGTTCTTGCCCAAGGCGGTGAATACGCTTTTGGGATTGCTCCCACAATTCCGAACCTTGGGGAAGGCTGAAGTAAATGATTTTGTTGGCAAGCTGGAAGTTGCCGCCCATTGCACCGGCCTGATACTGAATGAAGGTAATGCTGTTGTGCTGGTAGCGGTAAGCATCCAAGTTCTTTTCTTCACCGGAAAGCACAGACACAGGCCGGTTCAGGCCCTTGGCAATCCCCTTCAGGCGTTCCATTTCTTCCGTGAAGTTATAGAACACAATCAAGCGATCTTCCGTGCTGTTCACCAAATCCCGGAAGGCTTCATAACGGGCCGGGTTATATAGGCCGCAAAGCTGACGGGCGTAAAGGCGGCGGGTCAAACTGGTATCACCGATCAATTCCCGTTCACAATGGGCATTGGACCCGTAGAAATCCGCATCCAGTTCAAATTCACCAAGGTTGGCGCTGTCAATCGCAATATAGCGATCATTCCAGAACTTCCAATAAAGGGGCGAAGGGCGGGTTTTGACCTTGATCCAGTTCCGTTTTGGAAGGCTGATTCCGGCCTGTTCGGTGGTCATGAAAACGGCCCCGTGTTCGGCCAGCTTTAGCTTCAGCCGGTCAACATTCTTATAGCCGGTAATCTGTTGCCGCCAAAAGCCATCGGTTTCCACCCATTCCGTTTGAATGTACTGCTTCCAGAACAATTCCTTTGAAATCTTCCACCCCAACAGTTGGCATTGGCTCCACAGGTTTTCATACTTGCCGCCCGTGGGGGTGCCTGACAGAAGGATCACATTATCCGGTTTCAGCCCAAGAATGAACTTTGACCGTTTGGCGTTCTCGTTCTGGATCAGGGAACTTTCATCCAACATCAGCGTGAAGCCGGTCAGAGTTTTCAGCACATTCCGCCTGAAGGTCAGTTCGTAGTTGATCACGCCAATCATCAGGGTTGGAACTTCATGCTGAACCTGTTCAAAGAACCATTTGAAGGTTTTGGGGTTGGTCAGGTCGAATACACAATTCCGGGTGTAGTAATCTTGAAAATGTTCAATCCAGTCTTGAACCTTTGAACATTGACACACCACCAGATTGATCCGCTTGTTCAGCTTCATCATTTTTTCGGAACCGACAAAAGTTTTCCCAAGTCCCATATCAAGGTAATAGGCCACCCGGTTCTTCCCCTCGGTTTCATCAAGGGCCTGTTGCTGGTGCTGAAACAGGTTAATCATTGATCTGAATGGAATCACCCAAAACCTTTTTGGCGTGGGTGGTGGAACCGAACAGTTTCTTGACCACAGCGGCACAGAAACCGGAATAGTAGTCATAGGAATCCGCTTCCCCACAGGAAACAATGGTTTTGGTGTTGTCGGCCCACAGAATGATTGTCTTGGGGCCGCTATAAATGACCTTCTTGATCTGCGGAAGGCCGGTCTGACGGGAACGGCGGATGTGATTTGCAACGCCAAAGGTGGCGTTAAGATCGGCCTTGATATATTCCATCATGGCATCAGGCAGACTACCCGCCGCAACCACCTTGGATTCAGAGAACCAAAACAGGCCCTTGGAACTTGCGTCATTCGTCTGCTGAAAAAGTTCCACGCCAACCTTCTTGTTCTGCGAAAAGTAATTTTTCACCTTGCCGATGTAGCCGGTGAACTTGCCGCTGTATTCCGCATCAGGCAAGATTTTAACGATCATTCCGATTTGAAGCATATAAACCATCCTTTCATCGGTGAAGCCATTCACGGCGGATGTACTGAATCGCCGTTTCAAAGCCTTCAGACATTTCAGCGGGGCAATCCGGGCTATGCTGGGCGCTCCGCAACTGCTTAATTGCCTTCTTCAGTTCGCCACGGGTGGCGATAGGCGTATAGGGGGGGAATCGGGCGCAACCACATAGATAATGGCGAAGAAGCAAATCATATCAATGTTGGTGGCGTTCCTGATCAAATCCAACAGTTCATCACGGGTGTTATCCATCGGTGTTCCCCTTTCAGGCCGTAAGGCCGAAGAAGGAATTGAACTGATCAGCGCCCACATAATCACGGAACTTGGTGGGGTTGATGTAGTAATTCCAGCAAGCGCCGGTTCCGGGAACAGCGTTCCCGAAGGGAAGAAGGCCACGCTGAAGGCCGATTCTGACGAACTGATCAGATTTTCCCATGCACCGGGCGGCTTCCTTCACGCTGATCTTCTTGATGGGCGGTTCCGCAACCGGGGCGGCTCCATAACCCATCAGGTAATCAAAGGAAACGCCGGTTGCATCGGCAAGGGCCTTGATACGGTCAGGGCCGGGGGTGTTCTTCCCGGAAAGGTATTGGCTGATAGCGGCCTTGGAAGCCCCGGCCTGTTCGGAAAGGGCCGATNGCCGGTAACATCGGCCAGCGCCTTGATCCGCTCTTGGTTGGGGGTGTTCTTCCCGGAAAGATACTGACTGATTGCGGCCTTGGAAATCCCGGCCTGTTCGGAAAGGGCCGATTGCTTCAAATCAGCCTGTTCCATTGCGTACTTCAAACGCTCTGCAAAGGTGGTCATTGTGCGTACTCCTTTCAAACAGCTTTATTGGGTTATCACTCTTGTTCTTCAAAGGCCACTTCACATTCTCCACAGAGAACATGAACTTCCTTGGTGGCCCGGATGATGGTTCCGCAACAGGGGCAAACATACTTGCGGGAACTTGATCCCCCCCCTTCCGGGAACCCTTCAGCGGATTGGTACGGGGCCGAACCAGACAGAACCCGGATTTGCCAAGGGATTTCACGAAGGCTTCAGTTTGCGGGTTCAAGGTGGTTTTGTGCCACCCGTACTTTTCGCCTTTCTCCACGGTCAGGCCGTGGGCTTCAGCGGTTTCTTTGAACTTCCGGTTGTGGTAGGAACCAGAACGGGAAGTATCTTGAACATTGTCCTGAAGGTTCTGAAGGTGAACCATTTCATGAAGCAAGGTTCCACAGGTTTCTTCAAAGGGGCGGTTCAGGTATTCGGCACACAGGTTGATTTCGTAATAGCCGCCTTCCTTGGTGCCGTCTTGCCACGCCTTCCAACCGGTACACCACCCATAGGCTCCACGGGTATGATCCGGGGAAACGGTGATCACAGGCTTTTCCAACTTTCCTTCAAAGAAGGCTTTGTTGAACTTTGAAAACAAGGTTTCAAGTTCATCAATGACCGGTTTCAAACTGACTTCATTCATGATTCTTACTCCTTGCGGTGTCCTTTAGGACACTTTCGCATCAAAAAAAATTCCCACCGGGGTTTCAAGGTTCAGAAAATCCACGATCTTCTGAATCTCGCCTTGGGTGAACTCCGAACCCCCATTACACTTTCGGTAAAAGGCGGATCGGGAAATCCCAAGGACTTCACACAGCTTGGCACGGGTGACACCCCGAACGGACATTTCATATTCTAAGCGGGCCTTGTTCATTCGCTCACATCCTTTCTTCAAAAAATAGAACAGCCAAAGCCCCAACAAGCAATTTCCGGGCGGTCATACCTTTTACATGGGGATTGATACCCAATACCCGAACCCATAAACCGGGGGCGCTCATGTTGTCGCTGTTGCCCTGCCATCATCAGCACCGGTGGGGCGGTTCCGGTGGACGGGCCATCAGGCCCGTTTCGGCTCAGAACGGAAGCACTTCAGGCATTATGAAGTGATACATAATTGTAAAGTTCTTATGTTCTTGCTTATAAAATTCAAGGGCTTCTCCCCAACTTTTGAACTCATATAATTGCGGAATTTTACACGGATCATTTTTCCAAACGCCTACGATAGCTTTCATATCTCAATACCCCTTTCGGTGTCTTATTCGCTTTTGTCGTGTCCTTTAGGACACCATCATAGTATCACACCCCTTGTCGCTTGTCAACCCCATTTGTGGATTAAAAGAAACTTTTTTTGTTTTTTCGCTTTAGGGGTTGCAAAAAAGACACATTGCGGTTATACTGTTGTTACTAACCGTGAAAGGGGGGTTGATGTGGCTGATTTGACTATGGGCCAAAAAATCAAGGCTTTGCGTGAAGAAAATAATCTTACTCTTGAACAGGTGGGCAATGCTGTTGGCGTAGGTAAAAGCACCGTTCGGAAATGGGAAAATGGGATTATCGCCAATATGCGCCGTGATAAAATAGCAGACTTGGCGAAAGTTCTTCACACCACACCGGCCTATTTAATGGGCTGGAAAGAAGAAGTTGAATTGGATAACCTATTTAGAATTGAAAAGCAAAAGTTCCCATTACTTGGGAACATTGCTTGTGGAACCCCTATCTTTGCCAATGAAGAAAAGGAACTGTATGTGGAAGCTGGTGCAAACATTCGTGCTGATTTCTGCTTGAAGGCTAAGGGTGATTCCATGATCGGGGCCAGAATCTATGACGGGGATATTGTGTTCATCAGAAAACAGGAAATGGTGGATGATGGTGAAATTGCCGCTGTCCTGATTGGTGATGAAGCCACATTGAAGCGTGTTCAATATAATCCTGAAGAAAACGAACTGTTGTTGTTCGCTGAAAATCCAAAGTATAAAACCATGCGTTACACAGGCGAAGAACTGAATCATATCAGGATTCTTGGAAAAGCCGTAGCCTTCCAAAGTGATATTCGTTGAAAGGGGGAAACCTCATGTTTGGAAAAAAAGAACGCTGTGCGATATGCGGTGAAAAACTTTCCTTTACGGCAATTCAAATCAATGGTGGTTCCATTTGTCCTGCTTGCAACCGTCTTTCCACCGGCTCCCCCTTGGCATCTGTGGAACAGGTGAAAAAGGCATGGGAAGAAAACCACAATCGTTTCCGTAACTTCAAACCCGGAATGGTCATTTCAGATTTCGCAAGCGGCTTTTTGTTCATTGATCCTGAACAGAAAATGTTTTACCTGTCCAACAGTAAAAAAACAAAGCTGGAACCTGTTGTTTTCAAGTTCTCTGAAATCAATGCCTTCAAGATTGAACAGGTTGGACAGAAAACCATTACTAAGACAAAAGGCGGGATTGGTAGGGCCGTTGTTGGCGGGGCCTTATTCGGAACAGCCGGGGCCATCGTTGGTGCCGCAACTGCCAACCAGGAAACGAAGGAAGTTGGTGGCGTTCCAATTTTATATGTTGATTTGTCCATCAACGGGATGAACACTACCGTTTCCATCTCCAACCCACCCCTGAAAGCCGCTGATTATCTTGAAAACGCTATGAACGAATAATCCTTCAACATTCAAGATCAAATCCCTTCTGGTTATATTTTTCATACTTCTTATATACTCTTTTTTTCTTTCATGTTTGAAGTATCTGCACTATCTTGAATGTTGAAGGATTATCCCAAACCGCTTGCCTTACCGGGCTTTTAGTTCATTCAACATCCATTCAAAATGCAAAAAAAAA